AGATTTAATTTCTTTACACGATTTGCATATATCTGGCACATCTGCTACGGCAGTTGCAGGTAGCGGTGGGAATTCATTAATGCAAAGGTGTGCATATTATACTTTAACTAAAAGACAAGGTAAAATACCCATGGAGTTTAGGGACATAGCCTCAATTATTACATATGGTGATGATACTGAAGGTAGTGTTTCTAATAAGGCTGACTATTTTAATTTTGTTTCTTTGCAGAATTATTTAGCTGAAGCTGGTATTGAATTTACTATGCCAGATAAGAAATCTGCTGCTAAAAAGTATTTGCATATGGATGAAACTGATTTCTTGAAAAGAAAACATGTATACAATCAGGAATTACAACAGTATGTTGGACCTTTAGCTAAGGAATCTATTTTTAGATCTTTACATTGTGTCACTAAGAGCAAACATGTAACTCCGACCCAACAAGCTCAATCTAATATTGATGATGCTATGAGGGAGATTTTCTTACATGGTAGGGAAGAGTATGAGAAATTAAGATCTCAACTTAAAGAGGTTGCCAATAGAAATGGTATTCATGGATGTAATATGTTGGATGTTTCATATGAGGAACAAATGCAGGAGTACAAAGAAAAGTACTATGATGAGGAGCCTATTCACACAGAAAAGGAAATTGATATTGAATTTTCTTTTCAGTCTGGATTCGAAAATCATCTTTCTCCTAAAGAGTATTCTCGTTCACGTTATGCGACCAAGAGAGTCGCACAACGAGAATATGATAGGAAAAAAGTAACTATATATGAATATGAAGATGAAACTGTTAAAGTCATTCGAAGACATCATAGTTCAAATTCATTAAAAGGTATAGAGACTTTACCAAATTTCTTTGCTATTAAGAAAAATATTAGAACTTCTAATTATTTTGATCTTATTAAGATTATGCCACATAAGCCTAATTTATATGAATCCGAAATGGTTGGACCAAAAGGTGAAAATTTTGGTGATATCGACTTGGGATTCTTTGTAGTTGGTGATAATGAATTTGCTATTTTTGAAATGAAGAAATCTTATCACAAAGGTATGTCAGCAAAGAGCCGGCGACAAGTGGAG